ATAGTAGAAGCTATCGTGTACTGGTTTCTTTGGTATCTGCTTTTCAAGTGCCTCCTGCACATCTACACCGTCTATTATCCAAGTACTGTTTTTAGGGATTATGTAGCAATCCCCAAGTGCTTCGGTTGCCTTATCAAGTGCGAGTTTTACCTCATTTGACAGATATGGGTATGCACTCTCCAGTTGTCTTTTAGCTTCTTCGTTAGTCATATTCCCACTCCCATGTATGAGGTTGGTCGAAGAAGAATTGACTGCATAAGTTCTGTGCAGGGCAGTTTAGGCAAGCTGTAAATCCTTCTTGACTCTCACAAAATTTCTTAATCATTTCTAATGCTTTAATAAATTCATCCATTTTTTCTCTTTATGTCCTCTAACATATAATCTTCTACTACTCGTTTTACTGTCTTTTCTAAATCGTAGTTGTCTGTCCATTTGCCGTTATGGTAAAACTGTCTTACTACGGCTTCGCTACCGTCTACAATTTTCTCTACAGGTGCATAATGGACTGCAACAAGTACAAGTGCATCATTCCCAAACTCTGCATTTACCCAGTTATCTGCCATGCGTTCAAGGGCAATTCTCTGTCCTTCTGGCATTGGTGCATCACCGTACTTGTATTCAAGTAGCAATAGCTTGTAGCCGTCAATCTCCATCATGCCGTCTACATCCATAGGTGCAAGTTTTCCCCATTGCATATTGCCGTAATCTATTACTTGCCTAAATCTGTCTAAATGATTAATCATCGCCTCTCCAAGTTCTCCACTCTGTTATTCTCTAAATCTCCGTCTTTGTGATATACCTTGCCTGTACCTTTTATAAAGGCATCAGCTACAAGCGTAGATACGGCAACGTGCCTATCAGCAAGATGCACTATGATATGCCCAGACTTTGATTTATACCCCTTTAAGATTCTTCCTGTCTTTGTTTTTACTTGTCCGAGTGACGAAATATAGTATCTCCCCACTTGTTGCCATTTTTCTCTTTCCATTCTTGATTCACATAATCCCAATACCAATCTTGATTTGACTTATAAAATGGACAGGGGTAATTGAAATGCGAGTCACTTAATATTGTGCAAGCATCTATCCCTTGTAATCGTCTACAGAATATGCAGTCGTTTCTATACCTACATCTAACTAATACCATTTGACTACCACCCCTGTCTGTTCTTCTATGATTTTTGCTACTTGCTTTACTGTTATAAGGTGTTCGTCTACGGCTTCGCTATATCGTGAGAATCGGTCAATGACTTTATTTATATCTTCTCGTTCAAGGTCGTATTCATCCATAAGTGCTGCTACAAGAATTGTTAGGCACTTTCCTACTGCATCTTCTTTAGCTTTCCTTATATCAGCTTTGCAAAATGTGTCTTTCTTTTTCATTCTCTGTTCTTCCTCAAACCTTAAATAGTTTGCATACTCTTGGCTAATTAAACTCATTATCTTTAGTGTGAGGTATTACCTCGTTACAACATGGGCATTTAACAGTTGCGTACTCTGAAACATCTTTTTGTGAGTATTCAAGTAATGCACCACAATTAGGACATTCAGTGCGATATACTTTCCCTTTACTTATCACTTTCATAGAATACCCCCTCTATTGGTTTGAAATCTTTGCAACTATCTGGGTAAAGTGCGTGGATATCTTTGCCTGTTGCACTACATCTACAACTTATCCATTCATGACTACTTTCATATAAGACTGCATTACTGCACCAATGACATGATATTTTGTTTACTTTTGTTGTATACTTATCGCAGTAAACTAACTTCAACTTCTTTTGTGCTTTTATGCCCTCATAGGCTGTACATTTTTTTGCACAGGTATCACACTTAATTTCCATTCTCTAACCATCCTTTATAAATCTTCATCCAATCATCAAGCCTCATTGTTACAAGCCATTCCATACGATTCTTCCTGTGGAAAACTGTTGGCGTTTCCCCTTCTCTCGCATCTCTTATAGATTGTTCCATAGCGTTTTCAAGGTTTAATTTCTCTACCCTCTTACACTCAATGTGTATATGTGGAAGTCCTACGACATCAGCATCACCATTTGCACCACAGAATTGTTGCCCTCTACGAGTTTCAAATCCGTATTCTTGCAGTTTATGTGATAACTCTCGTTCACCTGTTGCCCCTTTATTTCTGCTATTCATTTATTACCTCTTGTAATTCTTCTAATACTCCGTCTGTAAATATGGACAGTTCTTTGCTACTCATGTACTCTATGCCTTTATAGGCTTTTACGGTTATCACATCTTTATCTTCAAGCATGATTTCAACAAGTGGGTAGTTTTCTTCCAGTATGGAAAGCCCAAGTGCATCTACTTCAAACACTTGCGACCTTCCGTACCGTTTAAGACAAGTCTGATATACTGACGGCTTTGATACACGCAGTATGTCTGCTATGTCTTGAATCCTCTGCCAACACATATTAAATTGTGCTTTGGAATAGTCTTTCTCTGTCCTATATACGCAGTATTCACATTTAACGCTTTGTAATGTCATCAGAATGGACACTCGCTATCGTCAAGTTGGCTAAAACCATTTGTTACGCTTTGTGATGGTTCTCCACCTTCGGTATGTCCTTCTGCCCATACTGTTACGTTCAGCTTGCCGTTGTACTCGTCAAGGTCTACTCCCTGTATGTTTTCAATTACAAGCTGTACTTTATCTGGGTTCTTGTCTGGAATAGGTGTGCCACCCTTTACCATGATGTTAAGCCATCCTACATTCTTCCATGTGCCATCTGCATTTTTCTTTGACTGACTTACTGAATACTTTGTGAATCCACCGTTAATTGCTACACCCTTATAAGGCTTGACTGGTTTACCTGCTTTCATATACTTTTCCTTTCCATTTGTAATCTTCTTCGTTCCACCCTGCGTATTGGGTTTCAAGATATAATCTAAACATTTGCTTTATTACCTTTTGTCTATTCTCGTCATTGCCATTATCAAGTGCCGTATGGCAACTGACACATAACATTCCAAGATTCTGTGGTACACCGTAACCACCTTGACTTCTTGGTATATAGTGGGCGCATTGTACGTCACGTTTTCCACATACAATGCACATACCACTATCACGCTTATAGACTTCATCGTAGGTTTCTTTACTTATCTTTGTTAAGTCCTTCATCCTCATACTTGTTCTCCCACTTGGAACAGTATTCGTCACTACTTCTTTCTTCGTGGCAACGAGTACATTCCATTGCATCAGCAAATGCCTTCCACCTCTTACAAGTAAGACAGGTCTTTGAAAGTCTATCTAATGCGATGTCTATGGCTTCGCACACCTTCTGTCTACCAAAGAAGTTGAAGTCTTTTGCCCCTTCAAGTCTTTCTATTGCTTCTCTAATTTCCACTATCTGCTATCTCCTTTAGAATTACTGTTGCCCTTCCAAGTATTTCTTCGGTACATACTGCACCGTCCATAAGTCCTGCTTGCTTTAGAATCTTCTTGTAATCAGCTTTTAAGGATTTGCATGCTTCCATAAAGGCTTTCTTGTCTGATTCATTTGCAGGCTTTTCCTTCGGTCTATCAAGGCAAGCTGCATCATCATCCGTAGTTGCCAAACCACAAGCCATGAGTAAGGAATAACGTCTTGCGTAAGTGATTGCGCTTCCCATTTCCTGCGATGGATTAGACTTGTTTGAAAGTGGCGCACTGACAATCTTTGCACCTTTTCTTGCAGGGAGTTCCTTTCCGTCTACGATAAGCACCGTATAGATGTAATCTCCATTCTCTGTGGTTTCAATGTACTGGTAGTAGTCTGTGCCATTCTCGTTGAGTGTCTTTGTTATTTCTGCAAGGTCGGTATATTTGTAACCATACCCTTGCGTATTCTTTTTAATAAGCATTTAATACCCCCTATCGCACTTGTAAATTCTGATGTACCATGAGTGTTGCGCCCTCTATGACTTCTCCGTCTTTAAGTGCTTTCTTAATTGCTACCTTGTCTGGTACTTCTTCTATCTTTTTCTTGATATACTTTTGTGGAAGTTCAAATGTATCGTCTATCTCTACGGTTTCACTCTTTCTGAATGACAGTGCCATCTTGCTTGTTTCCATTTTGGTTTCGCCAAGTTCAAGCATGGTATCAGCTACACCCTTACGCAGTCTGTCAAAGAGATTCTGCTTTGTTTGGTATCTCTTTTTAAGTGCATCCATTTCAGCTTTTAAGCCGTTAATGTCGGATTCCAGTTCCTTTGTAAAAAGGATTGTGCCTTCAATCTTGTCGTGGATGTCACCTTCAAGTGACTTGATGTAGTCTGCGATATTAATAATCTCGCCATCTTCATTTACTACTTCTGCTTCTTCATTTACCATTAGAAGTCCAAGGGCTTCCTTATAGGCTTGGTTATACTCATATAGTGTTGCCATTCTCATTCTCCTTATACTTAATTAATCTCACTAATATTCCAGATGCCTTTGTTGCACCTATACCATTTATCTTTGTAAGAGTGTTACGTTTTGCCATTTCATCAAGTTTGGTTATTGATGTAACTCCTGCCTTTACAAGTAATTCGTATGTGCCTTTAGGTAGTCCAAGATTCTCTATCCTGTCACCCTTTCCAAAGTAGATTGTTGCAACAAGCATCCTTCTACCTTCTCGTTCAGTCTGTTCTATAAATTGCCTTGACACCCCAAGTTGATGCCCTATTTCTTCAAGTGTCTTATCGTTGATATATCTTTCAGTTAAGACATATCTTTCCCTATCATTTAGTTTGTCTATTGCCTTAATAATGTCCTTATGTATATTAGGTGGCATTTCCTTACCAAATGTCTTTCTGTATAATCCCTCTATATTCATGCTTACCCCTCTAACAAATTCCCTTGAAGCATTTGCCGTACACTACTTGGCAATGCTATTACTTCTTCTTTTCTTCTGTGGTACTCTGTGTAACTTCTCATAAAGTTACTTGCATTTACTGGAATACTGCTTATATCTTCTAATGCCCATATCTGTAATTGCCTTGAACTACCAAGCACCTTTTGTATATCCTCTGGTAACTTATTAAAGTTAGCCGTTGAATCGTAGTAGTCTATTGCTTTGTAAACCATATCCCATGCTTCTTGTGGGGTTAGCGTATTGCTTGGGTTTAGCTTTCGCATGATTCCCTTTATCTTGCCTATATTTGGTGCATATCCTGTTTCGTCTGAATTGATATATGACTTTACAGCTACGCATACCATTTGGGTATCATCATCACTAAACATTTCAGTCCACATACAAGCTGTGTCCTTGATTTCATCCTGTGTCATACCTTTAAGGAAGTTTGGATATACAGTCTTTATTACCTTAAATAAGGCTAATGTTTCTGTATTATTCATTGTTCACCCCTTATAAGTTGGTCTAAAGCATCCATCTCACGCTTTGGACTTCTATCTCTCTTTTCCCATGTACGCATAGCAGCTTTCCAATTCTTCATTTTGTTACTGCCTACCATCCAACCTTTACTCTCATAAAAGTCAATGAACGATTCTGGGTCTATGTTGTTTCCACGTTCTAAGCAATATGCTTTAACTTCCATGAGTGAAGGTGGGGTGAAACGTTTCGTTTGCGTTTCATGTAACGTTACAGTAACGTTTCCCTCTATCTCTTTCTCTATATCTATCTCTGTATCTATCTCTTTATTAGATAGTAGCTTTTGCTTTTCCCTAAACTTGCGTACCCTATCGGTGCTTTCTCCGTTAGTTCCCATGTTGTCTGCTGCATACGGCATCAGATATTCAATGTCATTAGATGTTTCAAGTAGCTTGCACCCAAGTAGGTAGTGTACGGTTATTTGCACATCGTCTGGCGATTCGTCTATATCAAGTGCTATTTCCTTTGCAAAACTTTCTTCCAAGCCTGTATATTCAAGGATTCCACCATTATCAAGGGATAACAGTTGCATCTTTAGATAGATAATCGTATAGGTATCTCCACCTGCAAGGCTTCGCAGTTTCTTTATCCTCTTACTGTGGAAAAAGTCTTTCTGTAGTTTTAGCCAGTAGTATTTCTTATCAGCCAATTCATCACCTCATTTCAATATGTAAAACAGGGTATGGTTTGTACAAATCAAATCATAAGTGGTTAGTTTACTTTATAAAGGAGTCCATACCCTGCATTTACCTAAATAATCCTCTTAAAGAGTTCCCACACTCTGTAGTTAGGTACACCAAAGTCCTTGCCAAGAGTACTTGATAGTTTGTCCAACGCATCTTCGGCAATCTTTGCACAATCGCAATCTTCGCTGCCACAAATAGGACATCCACTATCGTCAATAATTCTTACTGTGTTATTTGTGTAATCGTAAAAATACCTCATAATATTTCTCTTACCCTTTCTGTGTTGTCTTTATCCAACACCATAATCATTACTTCTAATTCACATCCTTGATTTTTTAGGTAGTCTTGTAATTCGGATTTCAACTTTATTAATTCGCCATCACCAATTACCTCATATAAGGCGTAGCCGTTATTAGCACTTGCTTTTACAAACTCAAATTCTGAATACATAAATATGTCATTTGAGTAGAGTTGGAACTCACCTTCAACTTCGCTATGTTCTATTTCGCTTTCAATTTGCATTGGATGTGGGTTATAAACCACCAAGCAAACCAATAAACAAAGCGTAGCCGTAATCAAGAATTTCACAGAATTACTCATTTCATTCCACCTTGTACCCAAGCAATAAAGTGTTCCTTTGGTACTAAATACTTCTGTCCTTTAACCCTTTGCTTTCCCAGATACCTTTGTATGTACCTTGTAGCAAGTGGTCTGCCGACACCAAGCATTTCCATAACTTCTTTAATCCCTATCATCACTCACCCATATGTACTTTTAGTACACTTTCTAATCAAAAAAAATTTCTAACTTCTGTTTACTTGTTAATCCCAATGTCCTTGACAGATTAGACACTTCGGATATTGTAAATTCACTTTTATTAGTTAGCCTATTGTAGAGGTTCTGTCTTGTCATATTTGACTTCTTGGCTATAAAAGTCTTTGTCATTCCAGATTCCTCTATGATGGCATTTAACATTTCTAAATTTGCCATAGTCCTCCTTCCTTGTGTAATGTCCGTACACTGTATACTAAATATAGCACACTTTAGTGTACTCGTCAACAACTTTGGCAAAAAAGGTTGTGTTTTTTTCAATTTTAGCGTATTATGAGTACACATAAGGAGTGCATAATATGGAAAGCATTTATAATAAAATTAAGGCAAGAAGAAAAGAATTAGGCATGACACAAGACGATTTAGCTAAAAAAATCGGCTATTATGATAAATCTATGGTTAGCAGAATTGAAAGAGGTGGATGCGATTTACCACATTCAAAGATAGTTCTATTTGCAAAGGCTTTAGATATGACAGTCGCAGACCTTATAGGAACAGACGATTGCATTGAGAGTGATTTTGATATACTTTATACCCTATATCACCAACTTAACATGGAAGGCAGAGAAAAGGTCTTTGAGTATACTAAAGACTTATTAGAGTTAGACAAATATAAAAAACATTATCAGTCTGACATGGTGGAGGAAGAAGCATGAGAAAACTTCCGAGTGGTAATTGGACACACCAACTAATGGTAGATGGCAAGCGTATATCCGTAACTGCACCTACAAAAGCAGAGGTAGAGTATCAAGTTGCCGAGTATAAGACAAAGCGAAAAGCCAAGACAGGCTTGACAGTAAGAGATTGTGTAGAAAGCTACATAAATCTATGCCAAAATCTATCCCCTACTACCTTACACTCATATAAGAATACCCTTGCTTACGGCTTTCAGCATATTATGGAATTGCCAGTAGATTCACTTGACAATGTGATAATGCAAAATGCAATTAATGTGGAATCTAAAAGGGTTAGTGAGAGGACAGGCAAGCCACTATCTGCCAAGTCAATTAAGAATGAATGGGGTTTAATATCATCATCACTTAAAACAGTTGCAAACCGTACATATCAAATCAAGCTGCCAAAGATTCAAAGAGTAAACAAAGAACTTCCAGAACCAGAAGTTATCTTACAAGCAATAAAAGGTACAGACATAGAACTACCATGCCTACTTGCTATGTGGTGTGGCATGAGAATGAGTGAGATAAGAGGACTAACTTTTGATTCAATCCATAAAGACTATATAAGTATTGACAAGGTTATGGTAGATGTGGATAACAAGTCGCAACTAAAGAATTTGGCAAAGACCGATTTAAGCATTAGAAAAGTGCCAATGCCTAATTATATCAAAGGCTTAATAAAAACACATGGCAAGGCGAAAAACGACCTTGTAGTGCCTATTACAAGGAATACTCTATACCACCGATTTACCAAACTAATGAGTGCGAATGACATCAACATTTCATTCCACGACTTACGGCACGAATACGCAAGCATTATGCTTACTAAATTGCAAGTGCCGGAAAAGGTGGTGCAGAAAAGTGGGGGTTGGAAAACCGACACCGTAATGAAAACAGTCTACTCAAATACCTTTAGCGAGAGTGATAAACAGGCAAGCCAAATAAGAGATAAATACTTTGAAGATTTACTAAATTACTAACAGATAAAAAAGTCGTGGGTAAAATCCCATGTCTTTTTTTTGTATTATTTTCCATATTTCCGTTAGGAGTTTCATTAGTAATTTAGTAATTTTTAGGGTAAAAGTTCCTAAAAGTTTATGCAAGTTGCTAAAAGTTTCTAAAACCGTAAAACCTTGAAATTCCAACGAAAAACCCCACAACCGTTGAAGTCATGGGGTTCTTACCCTGGCGCAGGACATGGGACTCGAACCCCTGTCTAAAACTCTGCAACCGTTGAAATTCCAATGTTTCTAATTTTTTGTTAGGAGTTGTGTTAGTAACTACCAGTCGCCTTGCTTGCCACGATAGTCACGAAGGGCAAATGCTTTCTGTCCGTACCACTTATCCGAGAAGGCTTCAAGATGATACCTATACATATTCCCAATGGTAACCCATATAGGTTGGGGCTTTGTATTTGCCATTACAAACCATACTAATTGCCCCATTTGAATTTCCTCCAACGGAATGGGTTGCTAATTTAACAGACTCATAAACTACTCCAGTTTCTATACAACGGACTTTAACACCTTTTCTTCCAGTTTTAACCCTACGCATTTCTATTTCTTCAATAGTTTTTCTATCGTTATTGTAACACCAATGTTTACCATGTAAGGTTATTGCTGACCTTATGCCACTACAAGCGTTTCGTATTTGGTGGAAGTCTATTCCAGTTTGTCTTGACGCTTCTAATATTGAAGGGTAGACTGTATCGTCCTCTATGCAATAAACAGGTCTATCTGTACGAGGTGGTATATCCCCTCCAAAAGTGTTATTATAGCCTTTTTGTGGATTAGTTAAGTCTAATTCGCTAATAAGCCTAATTTCTGTTTGTCTTGCTTCTTCTTGTGTAAGTCCAGTATATAGTATTTCGTGGATAATGTTGTCCCAACCGTACTTCTTTATAGCCCTTTCAATGAGTTTTTGGGTTTTATAACCTTCCCCATTTTTACGCCATCGCATTTCTACTAACTGTGAAGTAATCCCAATGTACTTCTTCCCATTAGGGAAAGTATGTTGATAAACAGTATAATTACCAATCATTTTTTGTTCCTCTGTAATCTCTTACAGTAAACGCCTTTTGACCATACCATTTATCCGAAAAAGCCTCAAGATGGTATCCTTGAGTATAAAAATTTATTGAACCAACTACACCATGAGTAGCACATATTTCTGCCCATTTATTACGGACATTAGTCCTTTGGGATTGGGTGTGTCCTTTAATCGCCCAATCTACTGCACAAGCATGAAGATGTGCCGACTTGGAATCGCCACCTACACTCTTATTATAGGCAGCTTGACGGTAACAGGAGTTGATAGTCATTGACTTGGCATACCAGTTTCTAAACTCTTGCAACATATCAAGGAACAAATCTACGTTCTTGTCAATGATAAATTGAGGTTGTGAAGGGTTGCCTTTATTGTTTGCCAACTCTTTAAGCGTAAAGTTCTTACGGATTTGGCAATCTGCCATTTCTGCTATATATCCATATATGCTTACTTTCATAATTACCACCTATTTACCCATATATAAATTGTCACTAATGCTACTAAATATAGCACTATTTGACATATATCACTTGGACTCATTGTTATATGCTACTGTAGATATGCCTATAAGCATACCAATGAATGTAGCCGTAGCCGTAACTATAGTGATAATAGTCTTAACGGTTTCTGGTAAAACGCCAACTGATGGTAATAATACATTAAGAAATGTTGCGAGTGCAGGTAAACATACCAAGCATACCCATTTCAAAATATCATACAATTTGTCTGGAATTTTCATTTAAGAATCTCCTTTTCCATTAATCTTGATACCTGCAAGCAAGGCAAGTTCCACCGTAAAGGCAGAAATCCATGCTATACAGAATCCGTCTGATAGCATTTCCTTGCCAAGTAGTGCAAGGACTACGTTGGCAAAGAAAGCTGCATAAAGGCTAATAATAGCCAGTATTACAAATTTGGTGCGAGTTTTCATTACTTGCCCTTCTTTCCACCCTTTTTAGGTGTAGATTTCTTTCCGCCACATGCCATAGGTGTTACCCCCTTTCTAAAAGTTAATTACATTCTCTGTAAAGTATTTATCTATTACAAGTGCGTAGCACCGTAAGCGTGAGGAAGTCGGATTGTTCAGCATAACTTCCTCATGGTACGCTACTATGTGTGCGTAGCACCGTAAATGCAAATAATTGTTGTTGCTATTGCTTCCATTGTTTGTCCTTTGTTTTATTGTTCTAACTAACTATACTTATTGGGGTAGGCTACTCTATGGGTGCGTAGCACCGTTAAAACGGTGTATTTATAAGGTCTTTTAGTTCCTTTAATAAGTCCATGATATTATCAATTATCTCATTAAGGAGTTTAAGCCTCATAAGGTTCTCCTGTTATTTCTTC